GGGGAGGCTAGCCGAGTGTCCATCGGCGCCGAGTCGAGGAAGTGGAAAGACTCTATGACTACTCGAACCATCGGAGTTCATATAGTATCTCAGAGACCAGGAAACCCAATCCTGCGGTTTTACGTCAGAGCAGACAGGATTGAAATGATCGGTGAGGCTATGGAAGACTACGCTAAAATAGGAGCTGCGTCGTCCATCGACACAAGTACTGGGACTATTTATGTTACGGAGAATATAGAGGATCTCCACGCCGCTCTTGAGGAGTCTTTGAAAGAACTAGCCTAAGACATTCATGCCAGACGTGACACAGCGTTTCACGCCTGTGACAATAGCCCCCACAGACAGCCACGGCGACAAGCTCGCTAAGATGCGGTTGAACTCGCTCGGTTCGCTTTACTACTTCATCAAGTCCACGCTACGCCGACGCCGTTTGACCGACGCCCTTCATCGACCCTGGTGCCAGAGCCTTGAACGCGACTATCTCAAAGACGTCTACGAGCTTCCACGAGACCACTTCAAGTCCATGATTTGTAGTGAGGGCTTTCCCATGTGGCGCTCTTTGCCATTCGACAATCTAGACGAAGATGCATTTCGACGCCTCGGGTACGGTGACGATTTCGTCGCCTTCATGCGTCGTATGCATAAGCGCGATTCTCGAAATTTACTCGTAGCCGAGAACGTAACTAACGCAGCGAAGCTCGGTACTCGAATTAGTGGTCACTATGGCTCCAACGCGCTTTTCCGTGTCCTCTTCCCTGAGGTACTCCCTGACTCCTCTTGTACTTGGTCCAACTACTCGTTGCATCATAAACGAACGCCCGGCGCTTCTCCGCATGGCGAAGGAACCTACGACTTCCTGGGGGTGGGTGGTGCGTTGCAGTCTCGGCACTACGACGGCCTCCTTATACAAGACGACCTCGTCGGTCGTAAAGCCATTGAATCCATCTCGGTCATGGAAAAAACGATCGACTACCATCGCTTACTTGTAGGCGCGTTCGAGAATCCCGATTCTGCGACGCACGAGAACGACGAGTTCTTTGTAGGCAATCGATGGTCCTACACCGACGCTAACTCCTATATCCGCGAGCACGAACCGTGGTTCAATGTCGTGACACACAGCGCCCTCGGCGGTTGCTGTCCTGACCACTCCGCTGACACTCCTATCTTCCCCGAAGAGTTTAGCTTCGAGAAGCTCGACCGTTGGCGCAAGCGTCTCGGCTCCTACCACTTTAGCTGTCAGTTCCTCAACAATCCTGCCGCTCCCGAGAACGCCGACTTCAAGGAGCCTTGGCTCAACTGGTTCTCTATCGAAGAGCCTTCTGAGAAGAACAGCTTCAGGCGGATGCTTCGTCACGAGGTTACCAACGGTATAGTCCGTAAGGACTTCCCAACCGCTCATTTGCGGTTGGGAATGACAGTCGATCCTAATCACTCTGGCAATCAAGGAATGGGCCGTTGCCGTCATGCAATCAATGTCATAGGCTTATCCTCAGAGAACGACTTCTACCTTGTCGATACCTGGGCCAAAGCCTCCGGCTATGACGAGTTCTATGCTAAGATTTTCGAAATGGCCGGTAAGTGGAATCTCACAAAGATAGGTCTAGAGACCATCGCGGCTCAGAAGTACATCGGACATCATATCCAAACGATGTCTCGAATGAAGGGACAACGACTTAACATCGTAGAGTTGAAAGGTGAGGTAGAAGGACCTGACGGTGAGCTCACACGACGCAAAGAATGGCGTATACGTAACGTCTTGGCTCCCATCTTCGAGTCGGGTCGCTTCTTTTCCCAGAGGAAATTCCAAGACTTTCTTGGCGAGTATACGACCTTTCCGAAGGGTCGTTTCGTGGATGTTTTGGACGCGCTCGCGTATGCACCGCAGTTGTTGAAGGCTCCGCAGCACTACGACGAGTATATGAAGCAGCTTCATGCAAACCAGCTTGGTGCTCGTCGTGTTAGTCAGCCTTACGCTGTGAGGATAAACTAATGACATTTGTTCTTTACTTGATGTTCCTTCTTCAAGTTACGTCCACGAGGGCAACATACGGGCACCACGGCTCGGTATTGCTTCCTGACCCCCGAGTTACTCCCGGCATCGTTAGGACGACGGACAAGAACGTCGTATGTCACGAGACGACGAAGGCTCTTCGCAAGCCCGGCATTCAAGCGGTTTACGTCCTCTACGGAGCGAAGAAGCTCAAGGGACAGTGCTGCGAAATCGACCATCTCATAAGCCTCGAACTCGGCGGCGACAATGGTGTTAAAAACGAATGGCCTCAGCCTTACACACCAGTTCCTGGCGCTCATGAGAAGGACCAAGTCGAGAATTACCTTCACCGTCAAGTTTGCTTGGGCAAGATGGAGCTTGTCGAGGCTCAGAAGGAAATTGCAACGGACTGGTATGCCGTCTACATAAAGATGAAGGGTTCGAAATGAGTAGCAAAGCCCTTCAGATATGGCTCAGAGGTATTATCGCGGCTGGGGTGAGTGGTGGTGCTGGAGGTATTCTTACGGGGTTAGCCGCGATAGGTATTGACCCTCAACACTTTAATCTGTCGGCCGGTCTTGGAAGTACGATGAGGATTGGAGTAGCTGCCGCTCTTATCAATGCTGTAATTGGAGTAGCTGCGTATTTGCAGAAGAGTCCTTTACCAAATGATGCTCCTACGAACTAAACTCGAACTCGGTGTGGGCCTTGCGGTCTTAGTGGGAGCTCTGCTCCTTGGCCGAACATGGCTCGCTGACCACGACGCACGACTCCAAGCCGAGTCTCAGTCGAAGGTTCTGTCTCAGACTCAGCAACAGAATCAACAACAGATTCAGGCTTTGTCCGACCTTGTCAGGCAAGTTCAGTCCGATAACCAAAAGCAGGTCAACGCTTTAGCCGACGCGGTCAAGAACCTCAAAACCCCGAACGACCAGCTTGCTTGGGTCATAGCTCAACTCAAGACACAACAGCCTTTGTCGATACAAGTTCCCAAGGACACGACTCAGCCAGCTATAGTAAATATACCGCAGGTCGACCTTCCTGGCATCGTAGCTCAAGTTCAAGAGTGCAAAACCTGTCAGCTTAACCTCTCAGCAGCTACGCAGCAGCTTTCGCTTAAAGACCAACAGATTCAAAAAGGCAACGCGGACCTGACGCTTGAGAAACAAAACTCTCACAACTGGCAGGTCGCGGCTAAAGGCGGTACGACGTGGCAGCGTTTCACTAAAGCCGCGAAGTGGCTCGCTATTGGTGTCGGCGTCGGTGCAGTCGCTGTATGCGGTTCGGGACACTGTAAATAGGAGGATAGATGAGTACAAGCCCTGTGGTAAAGACGAGCTTCTTTGACAAGCTCACAAACTCGATATACCTCGACTACGTACTGAAGGTTCTCGGGATTGTTCTGTTTGGCCTTGCTTTGTTCAAAGCCTGGCATCAGCTTCCTTTCTTCACAAAGGCGCTCCTTGTGAGCGGCCCGATTGCGTGGTACGTCGGAGACAAGTTCAACAAGATTTACAAGTAAAATGGCCGAAGACCTCATCCCCGCGAACCTATCCGACGAGAAGAAGACCGCTCTCGCGACGTACTTGCAGCGTCGCGTCCGCGAGCTTAAGGACTCGATGCGCGAGCTTTATGAGGAGAAGGTCTCGAAGTGGGCGATGGCTTATGAAGCTAAGCCTCGTGAGGAGTCTAGGCAGTTCCCGTTCGAGGGTGCGTCAAACCTCGTTATTCCTATCATCGCTATCCACACTGATACGCTTCACGCTCAGATAATGGCCGCGATATTCAAGACCCAGCCTATCATCGTGGCAAAGATTCTTGGCGAGTTCGGTAAGGATTCCGACAAGTACAAAGAAGCCTACGAGGAGTTCATGCAGTATGCCGCGATTGAGCCCTCTGAGCTTGACCTTTACCGCGTTTATAACGAGGGCTTCAGCGAGTGTATTAAGTATGGGACCGTTACCTACAAGTGTCCTTGGGAGAAGCACACTCGCGACTTCCTTATTCCAGGCGGCGATGGTACTGGGAAGGCCAGCGACTTTCAGCAAAAGACCATCTACGAAGGCCCACGTCCTGAGAAGCTCCCTTTCAACGCCTTCTACTATCCGATTCAAGCAAAGCGCCTTGAGGACATGGACTTCAAAGCTCACAAGCGCGTTATGCTTCAGCATGACATCGAGGAGCGAAAGCACACAAAACTCTACACGAAGGACGCTGTCGAGAAGATACTAGCCTCGCCCGACCGTACGACTCCCGAGCAAGTCGAGAAGGTCAAGGAAGAATCGCTCGGGGCTAAGACGACGGCCTCCTACGGACACAAAGAGTGGGACATCTGGGAGTGCTTCATTACCTATCGCTATAACGACGAAGCCTTTGCTCCTCGTATGGTTGTGTCCTACCACGAGAAAACAAACACAATAGCCCGTGTCATGTACGACAACTTCGACCAAGAGTGGTTCGTCGGCGCGCGTATGGCTCACCGCGACGACATGTATCCTGGGTATGGCTTTGCTGAGACGTTGTGGATGTTCGAAGAGGGTGCGTCGGAGACTTACAATGGATATCGCGACAATCAGACCGTGGCCAATACTCGTGTCTGGAGAGTGGACCCTGAATCTAAGCTTCATCAGGGATATCGAATCTATCCTTCAGCTATGCTCCCCGCAGCAAAGGATGAGATTGAGCCTCTTGCTCACGGAGATGTATCCAACATCAATCTTGACGAACTCAGACTACTTCTCGAACTTGCTGAGCGTCGTTCAGGTGTGAGTCCCCCACAGCAAGGGGCGGGAGCTGGGGGGCCAGGTAAGCGCGGAGTCTATAGCTCGATGGGTACATTGTCCGTCTTGCAGGAAGGCAACTCACGTAAGGACCTCAACGTCTCCGATATGCGTGATGCCCATGTCCGCCTAATGCGTCTGATAAGCCTTCAGTACGGCAAGTTCGGTGGGGATAGCAAACACCACGAAGGACGTCTTGCGCTCTTTGGAGGCAAGCAGGAGCTTATCAAGAAGGCTCTTGAGATGATAGCTCAGCGTAAGATGGGTTTGCCTTGCTACTCAGCTACGGCGAGCATCAATAAGGAAGTCGAGAAGCAGAACGACATCATGTTGAGTCAGATGATGTGGCGTCATTACCAAGCTATTTCGACCTTACTTGGCTCCCTGCAAAACGCACAAACACCCCCACTAGTGAAGCAATACTTCCTCGAAACAATCATGGCTGCGAACCTATTGATGAAGAAGATTCTGCGTAACTTTGGTCATGACGAAGTCGAGCGTTTGGTTCCTGACCCTATCGAAACTGTTCGTAAGATGATGCTCGAAGGAGGTAAAGGTGGAGAACAAGCCCCAAATTCAGATGGTTCCTCACAGGAAGCTCTCCCCGAGGGAGCGGCTCCTGGCGCGGTCAGCGGCGGTCCTCCGATGGCTGGAGGCCCCGGAGGCCAAGCTATTCAGTGAGTGGCTCTACGAAATTCGCTTGCGAGAGAACAAAAAGCTCATGGAGTCCGAAGGACAAACTCAGATGTTTCGTGCTCAAGGAAGCGTTGGAATCCTTGACCTTATCAAAGAGTTACCAACGGATTTACGTCAGTACGAAAAAGACGTGATTGCAGGGAAAATCAAGCCCTTGAAGGAGGAGTAAGATGGGTTGGCTAGACAGAAATAGAAGTAAGGCGGAGGACGATAAGCTCCCCGCTCGATTAAAGGGAAAGACGCCAGAGGAAATCGACAAGGCTCTCGAAGCTGCCGATAAGCTTCGCACGGACCTCGAACTTGAACAAGCAGCACGTCGAGCCGACGGAGAAAAGGTCGTGGAGATTCAAAGCGAGTTCGAGAAGGTCAAGACGCAGCTCGCCACGATTGAAGCCAACAAGAATGTCAAGCCTCCCGACAGGAAGGTCGTGAGTGCTGAGCAGATTCTCGAAAACCCCGACGGCGCGATTACCGACAAGGTCAACGAGCTTAATGCTCCGTTGGCGAACCTCACAATTCAGAACTCCGTCCTTACGGCGCGGATGCTTGCACAACAGGGGCTCAACAACGCTGATATGGCCTCTAGTGGCAAAACAATGGACGGCCGTTTGTTTCAGGCGTGGGGCTCGGAAATCGACGTCGAGGGGCAGAAGTACCGTCCAATTCAACTTACAACGCCTCAGGCGTGGCTCGGTATCTTCTACTACCTCAAAGGCGTTCATGCCGATGAGCTACGCGACCCCGAGACTCGGAAGAAGAAGTACAACTTCCTCGAGCCGGCGACGAGCGGAGCTCCTCCTCAAGGAACCGAGGAGAAGAAGAACGGCGTTGAAGGCCTCACCGACGCCGAGAAGCATGTCGCGGATCGAATGGGAGTTACCTACGAGAATTACGCAAAGCGCAAAGAATCTATGCAGTATGTGAACGGTTAAGGAGCCTTCGATGCCAGAACCTACGATTACGTCAAAGAATTTGCCACCGACAGCGCAGCCATCGATACATCCGACGCCTCCGGGTCCGAAGGTCGAGGTAGCGATTCCTTACGACCAAATTGAGGCTAAGCCTTTGCGGTCGCCCAACTTTATCAACCTACTGCCGACGAACCCAAACATGTCGTTGTTTTGGGGCAACAGAGCCGTTGGCGAGAAGGAGTCTGGCTTACGCTATGACCAGCTCATAGCGATGGGTTTTGTCCCGGCGAAGCCTGACCAAGCCTACTCTCGTAATGTGGAAACGGGAGCTCGTATGCCAGTTCCACCTTCGTTGTGTCGAGACGGTCGCGTTATGTATGGCGACTTGATTCTCCTCATTATCCCGCGAGCCGACTTTGTCGGAGCACAGAAGTGGAACGAGCAAAACGCTCGTTTACGTGTTAAGAAGCCCGGCGTTTCTATCGAAGGTGCTGGTGCCTCCCGTGACATGGGTGGGCGAGAGGTGGTTGCCGTTGATGGTCGAGCAACGCTCGGACCCGCCGGCTTCCCCAACTCAAAAAAGATTTCGACGTTTGTTCCGGCTCTCACCGAGACAGATGCGAAAACAGCTGACAACTCTGGCCCGTTAAATCTGGCGGAGAAGTCCTGAAAGCCCCTCGTTATCGTTAAGAAAGTTAACAGAAAGGAGTAATGAATGGCATCAGCTGAGATCCATTCGGTTCAATCCGTGAGTGGTAATCAACCACGCATGAGGCGAATCATTGAAGAAGCCGGCCAGACGTTCTTGCCGGGAACTCCTGTGCAGATAGCCTCTGGTGACGGGGGCTTGAAGGCGTGGGATGGAACTACCATCGTGCAGGGAATTGCTGGCTTTTCAAAGGAGTTTGGTAATAACCTTGCTGCTTTAGGAGTAACTCCCACAGCGGCGGTTAATCCAACTCCTCAGCCGTCGTCAGGCTCGGTTCCTTTCGAGCCTTCGGCGGTGAATATCACGAGGCCTTTCTTTCGAGACGGACGGAGCGGATTCGAAGTTGCTGAACTCGACACCGTCTTTCTTGGTCAGGTAGGTCCAGCTCAAACAGCCGTTGCTTCTGACGTTGGGAAGCAATACGGTATGACGATCGACGCCGACAACCACTGGTTCGTAGACAGAACGAAGTCTACTGTTGGAACAAACACCGTCGTGACTGTTACACGACTTGACCCCAATGATCAGTCTGCGACTCCACGTGGCGTGTATTTTGTCGTCACCTCTGGCGCTGCGCAGCTTGTGGCATAAGGAGAACTGACAATGACAATGGTACGCGGACAGTTCTCACAACTCATGGCTCCTGGTCTACACGACGAGTTTCTTCACTGGGTCGATCTTCTTCAACGCGACGAGGAGTATTCACACATATTCCATGTCGAGACGTCGAAGATGGCCTATGAAGACGAAGTCGAGTTCGCTGGCTTGCCTCCACTTATTGAAAAGCCCGAGGGCGAAGCAATTAGCTACTCGGATGCGATTCAGGGCGGCTCGAAGCGTTACTTGCACTTGACCTACGGACTGGGCGTTCGTTGTTCGTTTGAGCTCTACGAAGACGACCAGTACAATGTCATCAACCAAGTTCCGAAGGCGCTCGCAAGAAGCGCGCACTTCGTGAAAGAACAGCAGGCTTTCAACGTCTTCAATCTCGGTTTCTCGACCGTGACGACGACCGATGGCTTATCGCTCTTCAACACGTCTCACCCGCTTCTGGGAGGCCCGGCGGCGACATCTGTAGCACCAGGTATCGCCAACATCATCGCCTCTGCCGGCACCTATCCGAACAGGCCACTCGTCGACGTTGACTTGAGCTACACCGCAATTCAGCTCATGGTCAACTTCTTCGAACGTCTGCCGGACTCACAAGGCTTGCCGATTACAATCAAGCCACGTACTGTGGTCATACCCCCCGAGCTCAAATGGATAGCGAGGGAAATCCTCGGCTCCCCTCACAAGCCTTACACCTCAGACAACGAAATCAACTCAATCCTCGCAGAGGACTTGCAGTACTTCGTTTGTCATTACCTGACCTCGCAGAGCGCTTGGTTCGTCCTTGCGGATAAGATGTCGCATAGGCTCAAGTTCTTCGTTCGGCACGAACTCGACGAAGACTTTGCCGACGACTTCGACACCCGTTCGGTCAAGCAAGTTAGCTTTATGAGGATCAGTGTGGGTGCTACAGTTTGGGAAGGTACTTTCGGCTCAAACGGCCCATAGAGGAGACGATGTGCCAAATCAGGCACATAGCGGGATTCACGGCGTACCCTGGCATCGTTGCGATATTTGCGGTTGGGACTATCCAACCTCTCAGTTGCGACGACAGCCGGGGGTACACCGTGGTCTTCTTGTTTGTCCGAAGTGTTACGACAACCCTCTTACTTTTTACCGAGATTATATAATACAAGAGGTCCTTAGTCAAAGCGCCGACCAAGAAATGCAGGTCGCGGATATTCTGAACAGCCGGTTGCTAGTGACGATGACGAAAGATAGACTCAACGAATTTGGTGCCTTGCAGGTTTGCTTAGTTGAAGCTTGGGGCTAGCTGAAACATGGCGACGCGGGAGCAAGGCACCTCTGGTTTTAGGCAGTAGAAGCACCGAAAGGTGACTCAAAGCTAAGGAGGCTTTATGCCACATACACAAGGACGTTATCAGCAGGACCTCGGATTTACAGACGGAAGAGTTTTCGCCCCGCCTAATGACATTCATTTTTTTACCGGTGTCCCGGTTTTAACGAGAAACGCTGCAGGAGACTGGTCGTTAAACCAGGCTGCGTCCACGACAGTCATTTATGCTATTAACGTAGCCGAGCTTATCGAACGTCGAACTGGCTTCGGTGAGGATTTGCAGGAGCAGTTCGGTGGGACGGGCATTCCGGCCTCGGCTCAGCAACAGTTCTATCGCCCGGACGTGTCGGCTGGTATGTCGACCGGGCAGGAAATCACTCCCAGAACGGCGTTAAAGGTTAAGGGCTACAAGCTCCTTTCCGTTGACGTTATCTACCAAATCACGACTCTTGCGCTAACGACGCATACGATTCGCATCGACCAGACTGTTCATGCAAACAACGTCGCGAACGCGATTACCGTCGTTCTAGCAGTCGCCGCGAACGGCCTTGCCACGGCTGTTCAAGCAAATCCCTACGTGACGAACGTACCACTCGCTGCCGGTCAACAGACCTACAGAGTCGGCGTCGACCAAGCCATTTGGATCGAGCTCAACGTCGTGACCCCCGCGACGAGCACCTACAAGCTCTACGGCTTTGACTGCGTAGTCGAATTCAACTTTAACTGAGGAGGCTGCTATGGCCGTTCAGTATTGCGTTATTTGTGGACGAGGCTCCGACCGTTCTTGGAACAACCAACTTACGGTCGGAGCTACGACTTACGTCGCTTGTGATTTTCACTCGCTCGCGGAGTTTCAAGGTGCGGTGAATAACCTCGTACACGCTCCCGGTCCAGAAGAAACAAACCAAGACCCGTCCATAGACGAATCTCAAGGAACGTGACCTGGGAGGTCACTCGTGGGTGATCAGGAAGTGAACGTTTGGAGATGGATTGCCGGGACCCTCCTCACGGCGAATATCGTCCTTCTTGGAATTGTGTATCGGGGGGCGGTTAGTCGCTTGAGTGAGGTTGAGAAATCCCTCAACCGTTTCGTCAAAAGCGTCATTGCCATGTCGATAGCCTTGAATCCAGAAAAGGCCGAGACAATCATGAAGTACATGGGCGATATTCTTGGAACGGAAACACTCTGGAGGAAGGGGTAGGCTATGGCAAACGATATAAGCTCGCGGAGTTGGTTTATTGACACGGCTGGGGCTGGAGTTATCTTTCAGCCTCAATTCTTTTGTAAGTTTATTGAGGTTGTTGGTGGTGCCGCCGCAAGCGCCGTTGGTGGTCTTGCAGCCGACATTCAGGACCGTAACGGAAAGAGCATAGTCAAGGCTCTTTTTCAAACAATCGGTCCCGGTGAAGTCCAGACGTACAATATTGAAAACTGGTTCGAAGGACTTATTGTTGCGTCCCTCGGAGCCGGTCCGGTAACTCTGCGAGTTCACGTTAAGTGAGGCTTCATGGGCGTCATTCGTGTCAAACCCGGCGTCGAGTTTACTAAGATAGCCACAGGCGGCTTTCACATCTTGATGGCTTTGACTGCTCTTGTCGAGGCTCTTCCTTTCGACGTGACGATAACCTCGGCCTGCGACGGCGAGCACAGCGGCCCAAACGACCCACATCACCGAGGCGAAGCCTACGACGTGCGGTCGCATGATTTGCCAGACAAGCTCGCGTTTCTCGTTCGTTTTAAAGGAGCTTTAGGAGAGTCAAGCTTCTATGCTTTTCTCGAAGACCCAGACACGGACAACGAACACATTCACGTTCAGGTAAAGAAAGGAACTACGTACCCACCCGAGCTATGAGTCGCTTCTTGATACTATCGGATTGCGGTGACGGTGTTGGCCTCGCCGTGCGGCTTAAAGCCGAAGGCCATGACGTCAAGGTGAAGATATTCGACCCAATCTTCGAGCATCAAGGCTTTGGCTTGGTCGATTACGCTTCGGAGTACCAGTTCGGCCAGACCGTTATAGCCGATTGTACGAGCTTCGGCTCCGTTATCGAAACCTTTCGCGATGCGGGAGTTCCTATCTTTGGTGGAGGAGCTTTTGCCGACAGGCTCGAAACGGACCGAAAATACGCAGAGGAGGTTATGCACGACGTCGGTATTGACACACCTGACTCTGTGTCAGTAAAGTCCTGGGACGACGCTACAAAGCAAGCCCAAAAGTTTGCTGAACGGTCTGGAAAGGTCGTTCTGAAACCAGAGGGGTCGCTGAGCGGAGTCGTCCCTTCCTACGTTGCAACAGACGCCGAAGATGCTCTATCTATGATTGAGCAGTTCAAGCACGAGTGCGGTACGCACGAGGTCGAGCTTACAGTTCAGGAGTTTATCGAAGGCGTCGCCGTGTCGACCGAGGGTTGGTTCAATGGTGAGGAATGGCTTCCTGGTATGTTCAATCACACGATTGAGCGAAAACATTTCCTCAACGGCGACCTCGGCCCCTCGGGAGGCTGCACAGGGAACGTAGTTTGGTCCTGCGACTCGAAAGACCCTTTGGTGACAGAAACGTTAACAAAGTTAACAGAAGTGATGCGCAAGCATCGCTATGTCGGAGCTATCGATGTCAACTGTGTGGTCAATGAAGAAGGTATTTATGGGCTCGAATTTACCCCCCGCTTCGGGTACGACGCGTTTCCAACGCTTTTGTACAGCCTTGTTGATTTCGACTTTGGCAGCTTTATTGACACTCTTGCTCGTGGGCAGTCTGGCGACTTCGTCCTTAATGAAGGCTTTGGGGCTGGAGTGAGGTTGAGCCTCCCACCGTGGCCCAACGAGAAGTTTCACAACGACGCCGGTGTTTGCATTCAGGGCTTTAAGGAGAAGGACAAAGAATGCTTCTACCCCTACGGAGTAATGCTCGAAGACGACGTGTTAAAAAGCAGCGTAGGGGTGGGAATAGTGGGGGTCGTCAATGGTTGTGGCGACTCGATCGAGTCGGCATTCGCTCAAGCGTACAAGATAGTAAAGAGGCTTCGAGCCCCAGGACTACAGTATCGGACCGACCTCGCTGAGGTTTGTTTGAAAGACTTCAAAGAGCTTCTAAAAGTCGTTGAAGGGGAGTTGGTGCTCTGATGGCGTTTCCTCCAGTCTTCGACAATGTTTGGGATATTACGACTCCCCCAGATACTCAACTTGCCAACTTGTTGGGTCAGGACTTGCGTAATCTTAAAGACGACGTTATGCAGAGGATGTCGTTGCTCAGTGGCACGCTTGCTAACCGTCCGACGCCTGAGTCCGTAAACGCGACGTGGGGTGGAGCTGGTTTCGGTCTTATTTATATCGCGACTGACACGGCTCAAACATTTCAATGGAACGGCGGAGCCTGGGTTAGTATCATTTTTGGGACTTCTCCGTTTCATATATCCAATGTCGTTCCAGTCAACCTCTTAGCGAACGGTAACGGTCAGTCGGTAATAATTCCCGGCGGAACTCTTCTAGTAGGCTCTGTCGCGAGAATTAGAGCTCATTGGCATATCAATGGTATCGGTACGGGAAATCCGGGGCTGAATCTATTCTTTGGAGCTACTAGTATAGTAGTATCAACTTTTGGCGGAGTCGGCGCCGATATTTACTATGATGCTACTGTTTTTGTCACAGCGGCGGCTATCGAGAAGTCTTTTGCTATTACTTACCAAAACTCTAACCCGCCACTAATGTCCGGTGGTTTTTTGTCACCGACGGAGGCGATAGCTGGAGCTATTACTGTTAAGTCTAACATTAGTGGAAGTCAAACAGGTTTTAATATTACCTCGGATTTTCTTGACGTTACTATAGGTTCCTGATGCCACCATTTCAACAGCGCGAGCAGACGCGCTCCGAGGAGCTTTACGAGGCTTCTTTGACCGGACCTTTCGGTGGAATTCAAAGCGAGCTTCCTCCTACGGAGATCGAAGCCTATGGCTTTGCCGATGTCAATAACTTCCTTTTCAGAAAAGGAGCGGCTTACGTTCGACCGGGGTGGACAGCTTTAGTTCCCCTCCCCGCACCGGCAAACGAGGCTATTCTGGCCGTCGCAGATTTCTTTAACATTCAAGGAACTCATATTCAGTGTATTATCACCGCAACAAGACTTATTCAATTCTTTAATGGAGCCTGGACTGTAATCACCGGACCAGCTTTTTCTGGGAGCTCGGCTCAGCTCTTCTCTTGGGATGTGCTTAATTACCAACTTTGTTTCTCGCAAGGTCTGGACAAAATCTTTGTCTGGGACGGTGTCGCGGCTATTTACACTCAAGTTGCAACAGCACCTCCGGCGTTATACATAGCTGAGATTGGTTTGCATCTAATCGCTGTGAACTCGCTCTTCCCTCAGCGTTATATCTGGTCTGGAATAGGCGACCCAATCGATTGGACTAGTCTTACCTCAGGTCTTAACGACAACGTCAACAACCTCGGTCCGATTAATGGCATCATCAAGATTGGTCAGTACGGTTGTGGCTTTCACCAGTTCGGGATTCTACAAATCATCCCGACTGGAATAGGACTTCGTCCATTCGATTTTGTTCCTATTATCAATGCGACTCAAGGGACAATAGCTCCCTATAGCCTCGACCACTTCGATGACAAAGGAAGCGAGCTGGCTACTTACCTCGGCGTCGACAACGTCTACATCTTCGATGGCTCCTCGGTGACTCCAATCGGCGATATGCCTATCGACGGTCGTAGACGCCTCGGAGCTCGCTCTCGAATTCTCAACGATGTGCAAGCCGTAAATCCACTGACGATTTACGGCTTTAATACTTACTCGGTTAATGGACAAGTCTTCAAAGCCTATTGGCTTGTCATACCCAACGTCAGTGTTTGGGTTTACAACTACGACGAAAGCAACTGGACTCGCTTCACGTATAACAAGAAGATTGTGTCTTTGGGCAACTTCTTCAAAAACTCAGCTATTCGTATTATCGACCTTATCGGAACGATTCAAGCCCAAAGTTGGACACCGCTAACGCTTCAAGCTAATAACCCCTTCGAGGGTCTTTTGCTCGGCTTTAGTGACGGCACACCAGGTTACATCGACTTTACGAACTACTCAGAAATAGCCGCGTCGATTACCTCGGGAAGGCTTATCTTCGGCGATCGTCGACACAGTAAGACTGTCAAGAAATATCGTCTTTCCTTCCTCGACCTTGGCTCAACGACGTTTACGATTACGTTGACGAATCAGAAGGGCCAAACCGAGGCTCACTCCTTTACGGTAGGAAGTGGCTCTGGCGATGTTCTAAACTACGTACAAGAGTTCAATATGCCAGGTTTGAGGTTTCAGTATATCGTGTCCGTACCACCCGGAAGTCCAACCGCACTTGTCGAGCTTGCTCCAATATACGACGTTGGGGGAGAACAGCGTGGAGGCCTCTTGGAGAACTGATGCAAGCAAAGCCTAACCTCGATTTTACGACAGTCGAGCCTTCAAAGGACTCTTTGAAGAAGTTTATCGAAATGCTTCGTCAAGTCTATCAAAATTTGGTTCGTGTCGTAAACGGTAACTTAGGCTTCGGTGATGGTACGAATACAGACAACATTGCCGGAAATTGGATTAACGTAGTTGCTCCTGTTGCACCGAATACGGATTTTACCGTGAACCACAACTTGCAGAGATTTCCTGTGGGGTACTGGGTGATGGTCAAAGACAGAGCTTGTGATGTTTATACCGGAAGTATAGCAGCGACAAAGACTCAGATAACACTTCGAGCCTCAGTCGCGAGTGCTGTTTTGAGGCTCTTTGTCGTCTGCTTCGTTTTGTTTCTTGTAGCTTCGTTTGCAAATGCACAGACGACAAACCTGACAATCCAAGTTACTGACACTGGCGGACAGAGTTGGAACAATGGCACGTGGTCGGCTACGTTAGTAACTCCTCCTGGGGTGACACCGTTCGGACCTCCTTTCTTCCTTGTTGGAACTCAAACTCCAGTTCCGAATCAAAATCAGTTGGGGAATCTTGATGGCTCTGGTTCGGCTACAATAACGATGACGCAAAACGTTGTAATTCTACCAGCGCAGTCTCAGTGGAGAATCATTGTTTGTAGTATTACGACGGCAAAGAACAACTGCTTTACGCAGTTTACGACAGTAACGAGTGCAACTTCGTTAGTGATAACACCGCCTACACTTCTTGTCGATGGGACTTTGCTTGCTGTAGCTTATACTGACGTTGAGGTGAGTGCTTCTCGTGGAGGAATCTATTACAATATAACGACAGGTACTACAAGACAGTGTCTTGTGTCGACTGGAACGAATTGCACTTCGTGGGGTGGCTTAGGGAGTGCTGGTGGAGCGCTTCTTGAAACTAACGGGGTCGCGAATACAGTTCAGTCAATTTTGAATTTAATCGCAGCGGGCGGAATTTCATTGACGGCTGACGGTGCTGGTGGGGTTACAGTAGCAAATACGGCTCCTTTACAATCTTCGTGCGGAGCTCAGGGAACTATTCAAGCCGCAGGAACGGCCGGCGGTTGTCAGTCTACGAGCGTTGTAGAATCTGGTGGTGCCTTGACTGTAAATGAGACTACGACTATAAACGGCAATTCGACAGTTAATGGCAATGCAACTGTCAGTGGTACATCGGCTCTAAACGGACAAGTAACTAATCGTGGGCCGAATCTTGGGGTGGATATTACCGCTCCACCGTTTTATGCCCGAGTGGTAAACCCAAATGTCATTCCGTCCACTACGGGAACGATAACGGTTGGTACAAACTCGCTTGTTGTTGCCAGTTCTTCTAACTTTCTAAAGAACGATGGCATTGTCGGACTCAACATGGGCGCAACGAACTGTGCGACAGCGCCCACGGCTCCTATAGCGGTTCCATCTCTGGCGTCATCTTCTACTGGGACAGGATGGATGGTTGCTGGTGGAACTGGCTCGACTTCTGTTTCCTACGCAATAAGCGCTGTAAGTAAAGGAAATTGCTATACAGCGGCTAGCCCAGTTGTGACCGTCGCAAACTCGAACGACGCGATGGGGTCAAAGACGCTTGCGGTAACAAGTCAGGCCATTGCCGTTGGGAGCAACGTGGTGACGGTTACGGTTGGCTCGACTACCGGATTAGCTTCTGGATTCTGGGGACTTATCGACGGCACTAGCGACAATTCTGAATTTGGTGGCTATCATCACTTCACAGTTGCGAGCGGAACCACTCTGACATACCTGAGTACTCTGGACAGCCGATACTTCATGAGCAGTACCACCGCAACTGGGGGGAATCTTCACTATTATGTGGGGAACCATCTGACGTTCCCCACGTTGCCAGCGGGAACGAATATGTGGCAATGGATAGTATGGCGCTGCATTGGGGCGTCGTGTGCCTTGCCAGCGAACGCCGCGAACTTTTCACTTGTCTACGCAGGATACCCGGCCAATCTCGGCTACACAGATGCGACCTATAACACATGGGACGATTTTGGCACGACGATGACGCAGACGTTGGCTCCGGGAAGTAGTGTTCCTTGGTTCATTCCTACAAACCCTCCAGCAACGAATGTAAACGATTCGCTCACCACGCAGATAACCGGAATCTCGGGTAGCACTCTTACTCTTTTGGACAACGCAGGGAACTCCGCTACTACTTCTCCGGTTGCCTTCGGAAACGACTACGCGCTAAATGCCTGCCACGCTGCAACTCCAAAGACGACAACGGGTGGAGGTGGTAGCTGCCACTTTCCTCCTCCAGTCGAGAATGCGGGAACTGATGCGTTCTGCTACGTGACTAGTGGCTACATAACGTTCACCGGATTCGTTGATAATTTGGGCGGCGTTGCTTGCCCCAGGGCAACATGGAACCTCGGAGCAGTCAGTTTGAATGGAACTAACGAGGATGGTGCCAGAATGGTAGCTGGGAGTTTTGGTCAACAGAGTCTATTGGAACTTCGCTGCCTGGGAGCGAATCCGTGCCTTCAACGCGCAGGGTCCGCTATTCGAAATCTGTTCATTGATGCCTTTGGCCCGGGACAAATGCTTGTGTTCCAGGCGACGAACGGCGGTAGCCCCACAACAACCGAAAACGTCCACTTTCAAACCAGTGGAAGCACGGACTACATGAGCATTCTGTATTACTCCTATGCTGGCTCGGGAGGAGGCTTTGGCGGAACATTTAATAATACCGCGTGGACAATGGGACCTACCCAGGTAATCGGAGCTACCGACACACCAGGATTCATCAGCAAAAATAATGCAGAGTGGCATTTCAACTATTTTGGAGGCAGCCTTCGTGGATTCTATGACGAGTGTAATCAGCCGGCTGCAAATGCTTGTGGTTTCTATGTAGACATGAAGATGGGACAGGAGTGGCAGGGACCGATTACTCCGCTTATAACGTTGAACAGCGCTGTTAGCGGCAATGTTAAAGGGATTCTGTATTTTGAGCATTTCTTCCAAGATTCTGGCGGCGTTCCAATGTTCGTTCAGTCGAACACAGTTGGCTCTATCGGCGCTCCAATATTTATTAATCAATCAGACGCTCCGGGGAGTTCCATGCCGATTATTAGCGGCGACGTTCCCAACGGCGGGATCGCCATTAGCACCACGGAGCCGCTCAGCGCTCGTAGCGTTGGCATTAATCACGATATAAGTCAATGCACAGGGCAGGAAAATATAGGGAATTCTCAAGGTTATACTGGATGCGGTCTACCTGCTTTGAACTTGGCAACCGCTTCCTACGGAGTGAATCACACGCTCACTGGTTCGGAAGGGGTCGTATATGCCACTGCAGCGGGAATCACTTTAACTTTGCCTCACGCACTAGCAGGACAGACATGGGACATTTATAACCCATCTGTCGGAGCTATCACCTTAACGGTGGATTCAGGGACGCTGTCGGGGAACGGGGCTGTTGGAAATATCTCGGTCAATTCGAATCAGGGAGTGCGTGTATCGTGTAATGGAACAAACTGTAGCGCATTGGGGCTCGGCGGTGGCGCTGGCGGTTCCTCTTCTGGGCTTGTGAACGCTCTTCAATCCGCTGGAACGGGAGGGTCGTTTCAAGGCACGAACCCGCCAACGGCTGCTGGTAATTATCTTTGTGGGTACACGCAGCCTACTTCCTCTTCCGTTGCGCCGACTTGCCCACTTCCAGGCATCCCGATAAACCAACAGGTCGGAACAACCTACACTATCGGCGCGGCAAATTACTGGAATGACCGTGCGACGATGATTACGGCAACAAACGGTTCGGCACAGACCTATACCGCCGTCAATCCCTCCACTACAGGATTCAGTTTCAACATGCCGTATATCATCTGGAATCGCGGGGCTGGGGTGGTGACAGAAACTTCTAGTGGATTCAAAATGAATGGGACTCTTGGTGGTTCCATTAACATTCCTCCTAGTTGGGTTGCCCCTCACTTCTCCGATGGAGTAGATTACTTCATCTACCGAGTACCTAGCTATGAAGCATTCCCCGCTAGTTGTTCGACAGCTATTACTATCGTGGCTGGAGTATTCGGCTGTGGAGCAGCAGGGTCCGTTTCGGCGGTCAGTGGTGATACAGGATTATTCTGCAACGTCTCGTCAACCGGCGCTGTAACTTTAGTTCCTTGTGCCACCACGCTTGCTCACAAATTTTGGGGCAACAATGCTGGCGCTACAGGTACAGCCAGTTTTGTGTCTATCGGGAAGGCGGACCTTCCAGCGACGGTAGTCTTTACAGACCAGGCCAACACATACGGAGCATTCCTACAGGACTTTTCGGCGGGAACATGGAAGGCTCCAACCTCGGCTGGATGTACAGCGGGCGCGACTTCGATGCTTTGCTACGATTCCACCAACAAAAATATGCATCTTTACGCGAATAACGCCGATGCCATAAATGCGGTGTTCGCTTCGGCTCCGACCAACAATATCATTCCCAAATCCGTAGTCGCATCGAGCAACGTACTTGAGGCTAATTCCAGCATCACAGATGACGGCACTACCGTAACCACGACTGATACAGGAGGTGTGAAGGCTCCAGCATTCACTTCAACAGGCACAACTGCTGGCTTCGTTGACTATCCTCAAGGTACGACGAGTGCAGCGGTGGCACCTTGCAATACAGCGAACTCCATCTGCGAGCAGGCTCCAGCCTCCGTGACGGCCTACACTTTAAACAAGCCCGCAGCGGCTCCGGTTAATAACAACTCCGCTGCTCTCTGTTCAAACGCTTCTCCATCGGTTTGTGTGTATGCAAAGATGCCGCAGACGGCCTTTCTAACCAGCAACTATACGAACGCAACAACAACCTTCTCGAACGTCACCAACCTTTCGTTCCCTGTCGAGGCCAGTACAAATTACAAGGTAACCTGTGACCTCGACTATCAGACATCAGCAACTACAGCGGATGTGAAGATTCAGTGGACCGGACCAGCATCCCCCACAGCGGTAACCTACGATTTGGCAACTGAAGTAACAGCCTCTACGTTGAGTGCATCGGTGGCGACAGCCTTTTCCACGGCGCTATCTGAGGCTGGAACACCGACAATAACCACCAATTTCCCACTGCGCACCACGATGACACTCATCAATGGGGCCAATGCGGGTACGATTCAGCTTCAAGCAGCGGCAACAGGGACGGGTACCATCACCATCATTCCAGGAAGCTGCGTGGCCCAATGATTCTTCGCTTTTTGCTCATCTATTCACTCACGTTCCTCCTGCTGCAAGGACTTGGCGGGAAAGGTGGAATCGGTGGGACCGCTGGAATTGGCGGTGGTCCTCCCAGTACTTCCGTAGCTTTTGACGTAGCTGGAGCAGGAACGAGTGGTTCCGGTGTTTCTTCGTTGACCGCTGCCCATACCGTAACGAATGCCATCGTCAATGCGGTAGTTGTGGCTCTTGCTGGCTTGGACAACGGCGCGAATGATGTCACCGGCTGCACATTCAACGGAACGTCAATGACGCAGATGTGGAATCTCCGTGAAACGGCGCTTAATGGCTATAGAAGCGTAGGGTTTATCCTCGCCGTTGGTACTGGCGATGGCGTAGCGCATAACGTAGTTTGTTCCTTTACAAATACGAATGGCCAATCAGCGCTTATCACCGAAAGCCTTTCGGGAGTGAACCAGAGTACACCGAATCGTTCCGCATTCACCGCTAGTCTCACTGGTGGAGGCGCATCCGGTTGTAATATAGCTGGCTCGATTTCCCTGACAGTTTCCAATGCCGTAGCTGGCGATATTGTTGTAGATGAGCTTACCATCAATCACCAAACCTCACTGGCATCTACACAGACGCTCGTAAAGAGTTTCCTAAACATCGGCGGCAACAATACTTCAGTGCTTGGCTCCCGCGCATCGGCAATTGGTTCCACGAATATGGGCTACACATTCCCAACTTCTCCAGAACAATGCGGAGCTATAGGAGCCGCCGCCATTCGACCATGAAAAAACTCCTCCTAATGTTTCTTATCGTGCTACCATGCCTCGCGCAGGATTCCTTCCAGACCTTCGACGGCTCAACGAATGGAACGGCGATTGGCAATACCACGATTGCTCTTGGAGCCAACGGAACGGGAACAGGAGCATGGGCAGGTTGCTCAAATCTCGGTTCCGATTTTCTCCACTCACAATCGTTCCAGATGCCCTTTCCGGGCCTACAGGCGGCGGCAGGAACGAAGTTCGCTGGCGGCGGTACAACTGGCTTGCAATACACGCTCCGAGCAGCCAGCCCTTTCCCGACCTGCTCTTATAGCGGAATTACAGCTACGAATAGCGTAGCGGCTGCATTCATGTTTAATGCTAATTGGGATTCTACTGGAGACGCAGGGCATCAAGAATCGAATCTGAGTATTTTCTGGGGTGGCGGTACGGAGTTCATGACGCTGTTGCATTTGAATGGCCTCTTGAAGCTGGAAACGCAAGGTAGCGGCGTCAGCTTCACAACAGCTGGAGTTACTTTTCATGGTAATCAGCCGGTATTCGTTTCGATGCTCTACAAAGTTGGCTCCGTTTATACGATGAGCGTCTATGACTCTACTTGTACCCTCATCGGGACGCAGCAGGTTTCAACTGCGCATCCGACGAATCAACCGGGCCTTCTTATCGTAGGCATTACCGGAGCGGAAGCGGAAGCATCGGGCTCAGGTCATGCCATTGGCTGGGATAATATTATCGTCAAGGAGGGTGCTACAAGCGAGATTGCCTGCGGAGACGCTTCGCTGCTCTCGACTGGAGTACTTGCCCCGACACGCGCTTATGATTGGACAACGGCTGGCGTCACGGGCGGCATTCCATCGTCTACATGGACGCAGTGTGGCTCAACAATTGCCCCCTATACAGGAACAGCCGCGACGATTAACACGGCAATCTCTGCGTGTGGAGTCAATCAGTTTGTCTTGCTAGGCAGCGGGACATTCAATCTCAGCTCGCAAATCACGGTGAATAAGAACAATGTGGCCTTGCGTGGTGGCGGCGCGAACTCGACCTTTCTTGTCTTTACCAGTGGTGCGTCCGGTGGCAAGAAGATTACAATCCCCGGCTCAACTAGCTACACATCCTTCGTTGAATGGACGAACGGCTACGCGCAAGGCGCTACGAAGATAAAGGTGGCTAGCGTTCCCAGTGGTGTGGTTGTCGGTTCACTAATTCGTCTCGACCAATGCGATGACGGCACGACTGCGGATACTTGCGCTGGAACATCCACTGATAACGGACAGCTATACAACGCCACAACGCAATACGCCGCCCCAAATGGAGCTTCGGTAAATGGACCATCCGGGACGCAGACCTTCCGTTGGCAACAAGAGAAGTTCATCGTTACTGGAATCAGCGGCACAACCATCACGCTGCAAGACCCTATTGCCGCGCCAAACTGGAATCCGGGCCAAACGCCTCACGCGCAATTCATTACAGCGCCTTTATCCAAGGTGGGGATTGAAAATCTGTCTGTAGATTCAAGTGGACTTGGAGCCAGCCCCACAAACGAAGTAAGTGTATCAGGGGCTATAAATAGTTGGGTGTCTGGCGTGAGGGTCATTAACTCACAGCAATTCTGCCTTAGCAACAGTGATACTGATCATGTTACGTTAATTAGTAATTACTGTGCGTTTAGCCAGACAGCCTCTCCAGCGATGCATGGAATCTCAGACGCGAATATCGGTCACGCTCTAGAAGTTAACAATATTATTCAAGGTTTCCCGGAAGCAGTGCACAACGAGCAGGCTATCACCTCGACAGTTAAAGCCTACAACTTCGTTATCAATATGCTCAACAACACCGACCTAATGGGTGACGGTTTCAGGCATCACGGTGACGGCGGTACTTTCAATCTCTTTGAGGGCAACGTCACGAATCGTTGGTGGATGGATGTCAACCACGGAACAAACCGCGTGGATACGGCTTATCGGAACCATTTCACCAGTTGGGAATCATGCGCGAATGGCCAGTGTGGAGCATCGGTGAAGGATTCGGCTACGAACGCTATTCAAGTGGACGCCTTCAACCGCTACGACAACATCGTTGCGAACGCGCTAGGCACAAACGGCTTCAACAACGTTTATAAGAGCACTGCAGGCAGCAACAAAATCACAGTGACGCTCGGCACATCCAGCGGAGTTGTGCCAGTAGATACGCTCGCTAGTTCATCGGCCATGCTCTGGGGCAATTACGACGTGGTGACGGCGGCGGTCAGGTGGTGCGGCAACTCCAGCGACACTGGATGGGTTACAACTTGCGCGAGCACTTCCGAAGTTCCAACGGCTGCGCTTCTCTATGCGAATCCTGTGCCGACAAAGGGAGATACTGGAGCAGCACTTCCGGCATCGTTCTTCCTCAGCAGCGCACCATCATGGTTCGGCACAAATGCTTTCCCGGCTATCGGTCCCGACATATCAAGCGGCACTATCGGCCAATGCTCGGGCTCGCTGAACGTCGCTGGCCAGTTTAACGGCCTCCCAGCGCTTAATAACGTACAATGTGGCAGCCACGGCTTCACAGCCTCCGCGTGGGGCGGCCACGTCAATGCAATTCCAGCCGTAACTTGTGCCCTGACCGTGATGGGAATGTCGCCAGATGGAACTGGTTCACCGCTCGCTTTCGATGCAACGCTGTGCTACTCGAATCCGCCCTTGCCAGTTTTGAATTATACTCCGTCTTCCGTAGCTTTCGGGCAAGTACCAATTGGACTGACTAGCAACCCGATTACTGTGACAGTCACGAATAGCGGTGCTTCGACGCTCACTGCAACCTCCATCAGCGTCATAAATTCGCAATATACGCTAATCAATAATACTTGTGGGTCGCCAACTACCATCACGACATTAATTCCTGGAACCGGCTTCACGCTGGCCATCAATGCGTCGTGCACGTTCCAGGCGATCTTTTCCCCAACAGTTGGTGTTTCTACTGGACAAGTACAAATATTCGATAACACAGCGACGAGTCCCGATGTGCTTACGCTTGCGGCGACGCCAACGGGACCTCCCGCGCCGGCAACGACTATGTTCGCGAGGAGCTTTTAATGCCTCTTCCTATTATATTTACGATTCAACAGTTGGAGCAGGAGGTCTTGCTTCGCTGCGAGAACAAGACTACTGACGTTGGTCGTACCGATATATGGCTTCGTGATGCTTTGCTCGAAATAACGAGCAACCCTGATTTTCGTGATGAGTTCGACCAACTCGAAGAGTATGGAACTAAATTTAATCTTGTTCCTCAGACTCAAGAGTATAACGAAACAAATATCGTGCCTGCTGGCGACTACAACGTCGCGACTCTAGACATTCTCATCTGGCAAGACCCACCAACGAACTCAGTACGTCGGAAGCTTATTATGTCGCATTATCAAAAGGCTGATAACTTTCAGCCCACGTTCAGTTTACCGACAGAATGGTATCGCTTTTCTGACACGATTGGCTTTACCCCTGTTCCTGACAAGGCTTATCAAATTCAGACAAGAATGCTCAGACAGCACCCGATTAACGATGCTCAGCTTAATCAGACTCAAATCCTTATCCCCCGTGATTGGAACGAGGTACTCATTTGGGCCGCGGTCGAGCGCGGGTTCATGGAGTATCTCGAGTTTGAGAAGGCTCAAAAGGTTCATATACTCCTCTACGGCGACCCAAAGCACCCCGAGAAGCCTGGGCTTATCTACGGTCGTAAAAAGCGTCGCACAATGGAGAATCAACGAACCGAAGCGGCTTTGCGTCCAGTTTATAGGTCTTCGATGTGGGGCGGAAGGAGATAGTCATGTATACGATTCCTGATTTCACGAGCGGTATGGGGAACCCTGGTGGGGGGCAACAGATGTTTGGAAGTATGGGCGGGTCGAGCTCGACGGAGAATCAATATATGAACTTTCCGTCTATGGGTGGTGGAGGCCTCGACGGCGGTACGCACAACAACATGATGCCTGCAACTCAGTTCTTCGGACCACAGACAAATCCGACTGCTCAGTCGACGCCTCCGGGCATGGTGCCTCCACAAGGAAATCCATTTGGTCCTGTACTTCCTGGGAAGGGTGGAGTTGGCTCTGTCGGTAAACTCCCCGGAGGGTCTTACTCTGGTCGAACGCTCGATCCTACTCTCACGAATACTTTTGACCAATGGCTTATGTCTCAGATGGGGACCGGATTGGCTCCGTTTGATTTGTCGGCTATTTTGCCTTCGACTGGTCAAGCAACCACTCCAGGAACGTTGACGGCTCCGGAGAATCCAATCCTTCAACAGTTGCAACAGTTCTATCAAACCGGACAGGGCGGCCCACTCCCTGGTGTTTTACCAATGTGGAATGCTGAGCTTCAGCAGATGCAAATTCCGATTCAGCAACAGCTTGCTAATATCAAGGAGCAGTTTGGCGCACGCGGCGCTTTGGGCTCGTCTGAGATGGCTCAGGCTTTGGCTCAGTTTGGGTCGCAGACCGCGGCGGATGAAAACGCTTTGTTGACTCAAGCGACGCAACAGGCTCTTCCTGGGATGGAGCAGTTTGGGATGAACTTACAGCAACTCGACCAACAGTCAATCAATAATCTTTTGCAAGAGTTTCAGAGGACTCAGCCTCAAAACAATCCTCTACTTGGCTATGAAGCTGGAATGGCTTCGTTGTTTCCTCCAATATATGGCAAGCAGGGCTTTACGTCCGCCTTTGGCCAGTCCTTCGGCTCTGGTTTGGGTTCTGGCCTGGCGGGGCTTCTTACAGGGAAGTAGTAAACTTCTCAGCGAGGTGATTTGTGGGAATATCTCCTGGTGGTTCTTTACAAGGACAGCAAAACCCTATCGTCAAACTCCTGATGGCTCTGAAGCAACATTTAGCTTCAAGAGGTCAAGGTCAGGGAGGTCCTGGAGGAGCTACACCTCCGTTCCAACCAAGTACTACTCAGGGAGGTCAAGGCGGTCGCGGAACTCTACCAATGCCTACTCCAGGACAGGGTGGTGGACAACCAGGAGCTACACCTTCTGGTGGAGGACCACCCTCGTCGTCTGGTCAGATGGTATCAGCTATCGACCCTACAGGAACTAAAGCCTATGAAGGCTTTCAAGGACTTGCCGGTTTGCTTCAGCAATGGACCTCACGTAAAAGTGAAAAGGAGCACGTCGAGGCGGCTAACATCGCCCAAAAGCTCAGAAAGGCGATGGACGATAACGACGTTGCAACGGTTCATGAAATACTAAACGACAAAAACGCTACGAAGGTTCTTAACAAAGTCTATAAAGGTTGGCTCACGAAGAGCCAAGAGGCTCAGAAGCCAGGTAAGGAGCCTGACCCGGCTGTGTCAGGTTTTGAGAAAGGCGTGACGGATTACGAGAAGGGAAAGGCTCAACAACCACCTAAGGGCGGGAGGACAGAGGGTGGCTATCTCCTACCTCAGGGAGGTCCTGCTCAGCAAGCGTCCTCAAACATAGCACAGACAGCAGCTATTACAACGGGACAAGACCTCGAACGAGCTCAAAGAGGAGAGCCTACTCTAGCTCAGAAAGCCGAGCAAGAGAAGTACAAAGCCGAGGAGGAAAAGTATCAAGCTCAGGCTCAGAAAGCTATTCAAGACTATAAAAAAGCTCAACTTGAAGTGCAAAAAACTCAAACCGAGCTCCAAATCAAGCAGACCGAGGTTCAGGCTTCAAAAGAAAAGGGAAAGGTCTCAGCAGACATTGAACAGAAGAGGTATCTTAAATCTGTTGTCGATTTGGATATCCAAAAACAAATTTTGCAGAATACCATTATGAAGGGAAAAATGAGTCAGCAGCACAAACAAACTCTTACCGCTGCGAACAAATTGAAGCTCGCCGCTGTAGACAAAGCTATAACAATCGTGTCGAAGATTCAGGACGAAAAGCGAGGCTTTTCTGCAAGCGATTTTTCTGGTTTGTCAACGGAGCTTAAGGCCGCTGGCGCTACGAATTTAATTAAGGCTCTACCTGAACATTGGTACTCGGCGTTGTTTGCAGGGAAAGACTCTGTCCTCGATACACTTGAAGCTTTGCAACAGTATAAAGAATCGTTACAGAAGGCTTTTCTCGATGATGAAGCTCCTAGTAAAGCTAAAGCCGACGAAGGTGATGACTCTGACCCAACTCCAGAAGGGACCGTAGGGACAAAAACTGGGCCTGACGGAAAAGAGCACTACGTCGACAAAGACGACAACGACCTCGGAACTGTTGGTTCGGAAGGCGAAGGTGAATAGTGCCTGAACCTCAAGAGCATCAAAAATTGGAGTGGAAGTCGCCACTCAAACCTTTAGCTCAGAAAACGAAGACTGAGTGGAAATCTGAGCTAAAACCGATTTCCTCGAAACCTCCTGCTGCTCAGGGAGCTACTCCGCCTGTGGCAGGGGGTCCTTCCTTTGCAGAGATGGAACCGTTCAAAGCCGGAGCTGCGACAGGTTTTGGACTCGACCCCGAGAAGCTAGCCAAGTATGGAAGTACTGAAGCGATTCGCGAATCAACGATTAACTTCGGCAAGATGATTGAGGACGTAGTCCACGATCCTGTCAACATTGGAAAGATATTCGAGTCGATGGCTACAACGGCTGAGACTGGAGTCGGGCACGTCGTTCACGGAACTGGGTTGAGGTCTGCGGGACCGTTCAATTGGTCGCTCGATAAAGCTGACCCTCAAGAGATGAAGTTCGGTGCCGGCATGTCGTTAACCGCAATCGCCCAAATCCTGGGTGGAGCCGAAGGTGCTGAAAAGATCAAAGGAATGGCTTCGCAGGTCGATGGTGGAATCAAGGCGGCGCACGAGATTGCTACCAAGACGAAAGTCGACGTAGGCGAAGCTACTCGTGTAGCTCATCGCGCTACGAACAAGACTCCCTCGCGCTTCCTCAAAACCAAAGCCTTCAACGACGCCTACGTTCACGCCAAAGGCCTCGACGTTGCAAAGAAAGTCGGCAAAGCCGCTGACGCCATTCACGAGGAGATAAAGACTCACTCCGAAGGAATAGCCTCGCAAATCGACACCAAAATCCCTCAGGGCGTTATTGACGCTACCGGCGTTGCTAAGAATATCATCGATAACTTCAAAGAGGAGGTCAAGGCTCCCGAGAAGGCCAATCCTTTGCTCACGGTGATGATTAAAGACGCAACCTCGACCGCTCCTGGTATGTGGACATGGGAGAAGGCTCGTCAGCTTCGCTCGTCGGTTGGACGGGTCATGGGCAAGGTTAGTGGACCTCAGCGAGTGGTGCTTACCGAAGCCTACAAAGATTTAACGACGAAGCTTGGCTCGACGGCAAAGCAGTACGGTCTCGAACGAAGCTGGAATCACTATAACGAGCTTACTCGTAAGACGGATAAGCACTTTGCGGACATTATCGACGACGTTCGCGATGCCAAAGCGGGACACCAAGTGGCTCAGAAGCTAGACGTGAATAGAGCTTACTCGGCCGAGCTTATCAATAACCTCTCCAAATACGGACTTGATGCAAAGGAAGTCAATCAGTTTATCAAAGACTCGGCTCGAATGAAGAATCAAGCCTCTGGAATGCGTGGCTCTTTGTTCAGACTCGCCTACGGCACGCCTGTCGGAATACCTGTCATGGTTGCGGCTCGTATGGGTGGTGCTCCGTGGATTGCGGGTCTTGCGGCGGGAGCAGCCGCAGGCTACTTGTCATCGTACCTAATCAACATGGCTCGAGCAGCGAGGCTTTCTCCTGACGTTATCGAAGCCATAGCTCGTTCGAGAGAGTTGCCTGGTCGGATGAAGTTCGAGGAAGGTGACTTCCCAGGCGAAGGACCGCCTCAACTTCCCGCTCCGAAGGGCGAGCCTTCGGAACCGAAGCAAAGACTACTTCGTGCCTCCGAGGTCCCTGACAGACCGAAGGTCAAAGGCGAAGAAATTCAGCCGATGAACCCTCAGGAAAAGGCCGACATCGAAGCGAAAGCCGGACGTAAGCTCAGCGACGAAGAAGCTATCGTCGAGCAAAGAAAGCAACAGGAGCATCAGTCGGTTGAGGCTTTGGCGAAAGGTAAGGTCGATGTAAAGGCGAAGGAGTCGGCGGGTCTTAAGGACCAACCACGTACTCCCGAAGTGAAGAAAGCCGGAGCTGGTGAAGTAGGTCGCGAACCCGGCGCCAAAACGGGAACAACAAAGGAGTCAGCAATCGGCCGTCGCACGAAGGCTCGCGAGCGTGTCGAGAAGGCTCGCGAGAAGGCGAAGCGCTCAAAGATGAGTGAAGCTGAGGAAGCAAAGCACCGAGCTCAAGCGACAGGGATGGACGTGTCGGCTTTGCAGATTCCCGAGATGGAGGAGTATCTTAAAGCGAAGCGGCCCAACGAGCTTCGTTCTTTGCAAGAGTTGAGGAAGAGGAAGGGAATCGCCGACGGCGAGTACATCGAAGGCTTAAAATACCTTATCCTCGAAGGACTCGAGGAGTCCGAGTAAAAGATTCCCAGGTGGACGCACCTGAGATAACTGTTAACATAGTTAACAGTATTTCTAACTAGTTAGGAGACGATATGGCAATGGGGAGCACAGCAAATCAGAACATCGGTACGGTGAAGTCAACCTGCAAAGGACTCGAAGTATCACCCTCGAAGTCGAGCGGTTCGAGTCCAATCTACCACGGAGGCTCAAAAGCTGTCGGTAAGGGAGTTAAAGAGCATACGGGCAAGTTTGCTTCGGCGGGAAAGACAACCCGTCCTAAGCCGAAAGGCACTAAGACGGGCTTTGGCAAGAAGAACCTCATGGCGGGGAAGAGCCACGGGCGCTAAGACTTTGGAAGAAAGTCGGACATAGCTTCGACTAGCTTCTGAGCATCTGGCGATGGCACTTTCGCTATGGTCGAAAAAGGGGCTCCGGGCATCTGACGTAGCGTCATGTCACAGACGATGCGGACGACGGCCGGAGTTACCCCGTTGGCCGTGTGTAGTCCGCCTTGTTCGACCGCTACGACCTTGAATATAGCTTGTCGGTTGAAGACAACCGAGACAAGGTCGTTGGCTACAAGTTCGTTCCCAACGCAATCCATCGCTGGAGGTGTCTTAGCCATTAGGCCCCCTCCGATACAACCTCAGGCGCGTCGTCCCAGAGGATAGACAAAACCTCTGCGTAGCCGATGCAACGCACGAGTGGGGTGTCCTCGAACTTGAGTAGGTAGCCTGCGAATTGCGAGTACAGCACGCGGTCACCGACTTTGATATCGGTTATATCGTCGGCGACGCCCACTACTAGACCTTTCGTAGGTTTACGCTTCGCGATCTCAGGTACAACGATACGACCGCTATATTTGAACTCGTCGATTTGAATCATCAGGTGGCCGTTGAGTACTTTCTTGAATGGCCACTTTTTCGTTTCTGTTGCGACTACTGCGTTTTGAGTCATGATTTCGTTGTTTCCTTCCAATAGTAAAGCGTTTTAGCTCCCACTGTACGTTCTCCTATCATCCCGCTTTCGCGGAACGTCGCTAGGATAACGTCCAATTCGTTTGAGGTGAAGTTACGCCAATTACACGCGAGTATCTCGCCCCTCGACGCGTAGCCTCGTACTTCGAGGAATCGAATGACCTTGTCAGACGCGCTTGCAAGGCTTGACTCGCCTACGGCTCTAAAAATGACCTTTAGGTCCTTCGCGACCTCCTCAATTTTATTAATAGACAACTGAAAGTCAAGCTCGTTTATCGTCATCGAATCTCCACGCGCCGCACTTAGACACATTGCAAGCTTCGATGCGTTGGCCCATTTGGAGGTTTTGTAAACCGCGGTCGCTTCGTCGTCAAACTCGTCAGGTTCACAGCTATTGTAATATCGCTCGAAGAGACGTCTGGCTCCATCAGTAAAACCATACTCTCCTCGTAACATAGAGATATGACGTAAATCTTCGACAAGGAATGGCGTTGTACTATTACTCCCTCGAGGCCACGCGACTTTTTTATCCTTTTTAGGAGCGAATACAAAATTAACACGGCGAGTAAAACCGCCTCCGACAGCATCAGCTGGTACACTTTTGACCAGCCATTCCTGAGCGCTTCCACCGAGTAGTGCCACGCACGGTGAGTTGATGTTAAATTCGCCTTTTCCACGGGTTCCGTATTGGTAGATTCCCTCCTTTGAGTCCCAAAGGTCGCTCAGGGCTGTTATCGAGAACTGCGAAGCAGTTATAAAAACGGATAACTCCGTCGATACTAGCAGCGCAGAAGCCTCCGTGCCAAGTTTCAATGTTTGCTGTCCATTGTTGGAACCCGGGTGTATCTTCGGAAAGCCTTTTGAGAGCTTTTCTAATACATACTCCATTGTAACTCTGTCTGACAGAATGTTCGAAGTTCCAGCTTCTTTGATAAGATTAATCACCGGATTCATCGCAGCGCCTTTGCCCAGACCCGGTCTACCCACAAGCACAGTGTATAGATTCGGATAAAGTTTCCACTTTACACGGTCGATCCAAACGCTTCGCTTGAGGCAAGCTGAGATTGCGGTAACTGCTGACCACCAGTGGAACTTAGTCGGAGACTCTGTAGCTGGTGATATGTCTTCGATATATTCTGACACCCAGTCTCGCTTGAGGGAGCGGGGCATTTTTTGAGCCCTTTCATAGAGTAACCGATTCTAAAGTCAATAGGTATTTGAACCTCGAAGCCATTTGGGAACTTGAGGACACGGTCGTAGGCTTTTTCTAGGACTTGCATCGCGTTTACGACGCTTTCGAGCGAGTCAGCAACCTCGACATACGATGCGTCGTGTCCGTCCATCAAATAGGCGTTCGGCAAATGGGCCTCGCAAAACAGAATTGCGAGGCCATTGTTGTCGGCTATCGTGCTCTGTGGAATGTAAGCGTAACCTTCACGGAATATCTTGGAATTGTCGCCATAAGGCCGTAGTCCATGAAACGTCCGCTCCCGTCCAAGAGGAGTATTGAGTTTCTTATGACGCGTAAGCTCGTTTTGAATATACTTGTGAAAGACTCCTCGTATATGAGGCTCAACTTCGTGGAACTTGTCAAGGATAGCTCGACAGAAATTAACTTTCGTAGGGAACCCCGCTGCAGCGAGTTGTGCAGCCATCGTATTCTCCCGCATGTCGTAGTTGCCTGCATGTCGAACCTTCTTCCCGAGGAAGTATTCTAGACATTCTTTGTTGTTCGTTTTTTCGAGTGGGAGGCCGAAGATCGCCGATGCGAGTCGAGCGTGCCTCGAAATTCCAGTTCGTATAGAGTCGGTAAGCTCTGTAATACCTTTTGTATCTCCGGAAACGTCAGCAATAATTCCTTGAACCACCCACTCTTCTGCCGAAGCCTGATCGCAAGTAACGAGAATACGATCAGGTCGTGCAATAAATATTCCTTGGAATCTTTCGCCCAAGTCGCTATGTTTTGGTTGGTTTTGCCCATTTGAACCATAACCAAGGAAGTTTTTTCGAGATGCTCTACGACCCGTGACAGTTCCGGTGACTGAACCACAGGAATAGAACACATTAGCGTCAGTCCTGGCGTCGATATAAGTTCCGAGCATTTTGTTAAGCTCGCGTACCCGCAGGACGTTTTTAAGGACACCGTTGCCAGTAGCGGCGAAGGCTTCGTTGAGGCTTTCTTCTCCGGTCGATTCTTTACCTGAGTGTTTATCGACTTTGAGTTTGATTTTAAGCTCATTCTTTAGAACCTCCTTGAGTTGCTGAACTGACGAGATATTAAGAACCGCTTTAGTATCGACATTGAGTTGCTTCGCAAGGTCAGTCTCCATTCGTTTTGAGTAAACGACAGGTCGATTATTAAGTCCTCCCGAGATTGCCACGCATTTTTCGCCAAGCTCAGCAACAATCTCTTTGCGGAGTTGGGCGAGAGCCTCATGGTCTGTGAGGATTCCGCGCTTGTCAATTTCGTGAAATCGCCTAGCGAGGGGCATTTCGTATCTTTCATAGAACTGCCGTAGTTGAGGGTTCTCTGCGAACTCGAGTTCTTGCTCTTCATAAACCTCCAGAGTACAGGCGGCGTCTTTGCAGTTGTAACGCTTCAGTTTTGGTAGACCCTCTCGAACGGTCCAGCCTTTGCCTTCGTCTTTGTAGAAAGGCTCACGGGTGTATTGCATCACTTGGAAGTCAAGTTTGTGAGACATCTCGGGATGAAGTACGTGATGACGTACAAGAGTATCGTCACAAGAAGCCACCCCACTTGAGAAGCCAAGAGCCTCAACCCAGTTCGCATCGAACGTTGTCCAGTTCTGTCCAATGATGTGTTTTGTTCTTTGGAGCTCGTCAATGAGCTTCCATATGACTGCTTGTTCACGAGGAGGATAGTCAAAGTAACTGACGCTGATAGCAGATTCACGACGATTGGAAAGAGCAATACAAATCGGAACACGGCGAGCGAGAAGTTCAATGTCCGCTGAAATTGGTCTATCGTCATTAAGCAAGCTCCTAAGATACTCTCGGGACTCGTCGAAAGACGGGTCAACGATTAACTCTCGTGCCGGGAGAGGTTGGTGTCGGCCGTTGGCTCGCCAGTAGTCGAACTCCTCTTTAACTCGACGGAATATAAAAACCGCGACGTCTCTATCGGACCACTCCCGTAGGATATAAGCAGGGTGGAAATTGGGAATGACAAAATGTGACCAGCTGAGTTCTTCAGAACTAAGTAAAGAGCCTCGCCATTTGCTAATTTTAGACTCTTTATCTCGGGGGTCAATGGTAAACCCACAAAGAATTTGCAGAGCTGTTCCTCCGACAGGGATAATGAAGGCCGGTTTGTAATCGTTGAGTTCCTCATAGAATTGCTCTTCGCTTTCTTTAATCGTGATGCCGGTTTCTTCGAATCTTTCGATGTCATTTAGAGGTGGCCTCACTTTGTAAGGATTTACGAAACAAATATCGCCAAAGCTCAACCCTGCCTCGCTAAGCATTCGGTCGAGCTCTCGACCTGAGCTACCGACGAAAGGAACTCCGGCTTGGTCTTCGTCGGCTCCGGGAGCTTCGCCTACGACCCAGATTGGCGCTCGCGGATCACCGCGAAAGCCGACATACTTACGTCCGAGCGTAAGACACTTCGCTTTTAAAGCTTCGGTTTTTTGGCCCATTAGCGGATGAATACCTTTGGCTGACGAGGCTTGCTTCTCTTCCAGAGAGTAACAGTCGCGTCGATAAAAGGAATGTGAAACTGTGATCGAATTTCTACGTATTCGTCAGGACGATAAAACTTGATGAGCTCTCGAAGCCTCTCGATAGAGCCTTCCATAACCTTTTTACAGGAGCTACAACGAAACTTCCATGTTCGCGTATCCCAGTCTGGATGGATATCGTTAATAAGTTCTTGAGTAATCTTCTCGATTGGTTCTGGAATTGGAAGGACTTCGTCGGACATGTTGTCTCCTAAATACAGTATTTTTCGTAAAGGCCGCGAAGCCAAAAAAGCTGCTTCTCAGAACAACGAAGCTCATTTCTCGACACCTTGTCACTCATATCAAGTACGAACTTACGTTCGTGAGTTTGCATAGCTTCGGTATTCGTAGAAAGCTCGTCGATGAGGCGTTGGGCCTCGGTGTTTCGGTCGTCGATTGAGTCGTGACCGGTTTCGTTGAATAGACTCACTCCTCCTCCTTAGGCGAAGTTTGCTCTCCGGGCGCTAGGGGTGGCTCGCCAGCCGCTCTGATGTACATTGGAGTGCAGTCAGCGTGGTCCCCTGTTGGACAGTTATGAATACCGAACAACTCCAAAACCCTATCAGCGGCTTCCCAGTTGTAGGAATCGGGGTAGGCAGGTCCGGCAATAACCTTCGCCAGAATCTCTCGCGTTGGTTGAACCTGCTGCGGCGGGGGCGCTACCGAGGCGGCGAGCAGGGTGTTGAGGCGTTCAGCTAATTCTTTGAAGTAGTAAGTTTTCATGCTCGGTTCTTCGCCGGGTATTGAATTCCACGCCTCGCGCACCTGCGCCTCCGTCAACAACTTGGGCTGCTCTGCCGCGTGCGCCGGTGGGCAATCTGGGCATAAAATCCCATTAGGGGCGTGGGCTATGTCGCGGAATTCTTTTCCGCAACTTGGGCATTTGAAGAGACGCGTCTTGGGCTGCATAATCTTTCCCGCTGGCCCGGTATACTTTACATGGTCAAGTTCAGTAAGCATATCCACTGGCTCGGCTACCGCGTGCTGAGCGAGGAGCGTGGCGTCGATAAAATCTTTAATTCTATCAGCCCAGAAATCTATCTCAGTACCACCGTACTCTGGATTTTGTAGAATATGCGAACGAGCTTCCAGCATATTAGTGACGAAGTCCCTTGTTTGTTCTAAAGTCATGGCGTTACCTCCGGTTCCCAATCAACATGAACTCCTTTGTCTTTGTGCAAGGGACACTCACTGTAGTTTACTTTAACTCCAGGCTTCTTCTCGACGTGCCGTGTTTCTGACAGTAATCTCAGACACACAAAGCAGCGTAGAAGACAGGTGTAGAGTTGCTTACTAGTCGGTTTCGATTCCTCTTCCTGTGTCGACATGTTTCTTTTCCTCCTCTTCGCGCTTGATGATAAGTTTCTCTAAAGCCTCTTCATACTCAGCCCACTTAACTCCGAGCAACGCTGCCAAGATACGTTCCACACCAGTTGCGAGGCAATGCTGCCTCTGGTACGGGGCTTGTGGGTCGTCGCCGGGTTCGTTGCTATGACTAACGAATTGCTTATCGAACTGGTCAACGGACTCTTCTGTGATACCGTCGTGCATGCATAGGAAGGCCTCGACTACTTCGTGAATACCTACGAGGAGTTCGTAACGCCAGCTATCGAGCTCGCTAACGAAGATACGAACTGAGCCTGTGACCTTATCTGTGTACCAGTCACCAATGGTGTTGTATCTCTGTTGTCGGTGAGGTATAGTTTGGATTGAAATCTTCATAGAGCTCCTCTTAACGCCTTTTTCCTTTCGGCTATTCTTGTTGTAAGTCTTTTGTACGACTCCTCTTTTGTCTTTGTTTTTGGATTGTGAAGTTTCAAATGCTCTATTTTCGGAAGAGGCGTTACATGATTGTAGTTTACGCAAGACTTCTCTTTGCATTCGTGGTGAAGGATAAATCCCTCTGGAATGGGACCGACATACTTTTCATACATGTAACGATGAATAAGTATATGCTTTCCATTCAGACAGGCAGTTCCATATCCATGTGTATCTTTACTTCCGAGCCAAAGCCAACAACCGTTCGGTTTTTTGTCGATTGCGTCTTCTATCGACGAACATTTTGGCCTTCTCATTTACAATGCCCCTAGTCTAGCTCTCGTAATCTGACATGCGATTGGGTCCTTCTCGAAGAGAACGACCCGACGCCCTGTTCGAAGCGCAGCTTCTCCAGTTGTACCGCTTCCGGCACAGAAGTCGACAACCGTTGCGCCAGGAGGAGACATATCAAGGATGAGTTTCTCGATTAAGGCGACGGGTTTCTGTGCTTGGTAGACCTTATGCTCGTTCGTTCCTCGTGTTATTACGTTGTCGATAGCGATGACGTCGCGCTGTGAAGGACGCATCAGCTTCGGTTCGCCTTTACGACAAATCATTATCGGCTCGTAAGAACGTCCGTAACGGGTATAAGGACTGGTGTTTATGACTGTATTCTTGACCCAAACCAACGGCGTAATATCCACAGAGAAACCTGCCAGTCGAGCAGAATCCAAAAGCGTTTGGTAAAAAGTGAATCCGAAGAAGAAAGCCGCGAACCTGTCCTGACGAAGAACTCTAATTGATTGTGCAACGAGCGCCCCAAGAATCGAGTCCCAAGCACCTTTGTCGTCAGCAAATTCATTTGCGAGTAGCGGTTTCGAGTTGGGACCCATTCCCTGAGTTTCTTCGCCGTATGGAGGGTCAACAATGACCAAATCAACCGAATCGTCACCCAGATGTTTGGAGGTATCCAGGAAGTTTCCTTCATATAATGTCCACTTTTGCTCCGTCTTGGAAGGGTTCTTAGTCTGCTGCTGCAAAGCTCCTGCTACTGCGACAGCAAGAGATGCCGAGCGGCGAGCGGCTTCCTTCGTTTCGGCTCGGGCGAGCATGGGGACAGCTTCGATGAGATTTGCGAGTTCAATGTCTTTAGAAGTTTGAGCATTTGACTCGCCAAGGAGCGCGGCAAGTTTGTTGATGCCAAAACCTGAAGAAGAAACACCGAGCGTCTCGCTTCTAGACGGACGTCCAGAAGTAACGGTCCCGTGGATTTGTTGCATGATTTCGAGGAGGCGCTTCTTCGCTGTGACGGCCTCTTGCCACGATAGCTCTTTGCGTTTGACATTTTCTTCAATCTCCATCGCTTTGAGTCTAAGCTCGTCTTGCTCGTCGTTCCAAATAAAATGGCTCGCATGAACCAACGTCGTAACGCCGATACGCTTCAGTGCGCGTAGACGGCGTTCGCCGGCAATGAGGCAAAGGTCGTGAGTCAGAACGATGGGTTGGATTAAACCTACCGACTTAATCGAGTTGCAAAGTTCGTCTATATCACCGAAGTCTTTGCGAACGCGGTCGCCTACGTTTACTTGAGCTATGTTGAGGTCGTCGTTCACTCGACAACTCCTTAAAATACGCCCTCTACGTCAGTCTTCAGGACGCTACTATCGGAGGCCGTTGGCACGGCGGTGTCCGCACGCGATACGTTGCGGGTTATCAGCGAGGAAACACTCTCAGACTCCGACTTGTCGTTTACCGAAGCCAAAGGTTTCTGGTTCATCGGCCTCGAAACGACTTAACTGTTTAACTTCTGAGAATGCTTCTCCGTGCAGCCCGACACGCGACACACGTAGTACTTAATGGCATTCCTAATGCCACCTTTGGTGTCGTCCGACTGTATCAGGTAAGCCTGAGCTTGCTGACCGACTAATGGCCCACGATATTGCCAGTTAGTAGGGTCGCTTCCATCACAAGCTTCACCGTGATTCGAGCAATCGAAGTTGCCGGGGAATTCGACATCACCGCTTGCGTCTATAATCAAAGGAACCCCGAAGGCATGGCAGAAGTCCTTCCAGACCCACTTTGCTTTTGTGTTGAGGTTTTCGAAGACGCGGCGGTCGTTGTGTTCGGCGTGGTTGATGATTTTGAGGGTTGGATTTAGGTTAATTGAACCTTTGTCTTTTGAGAACTTGGGCTCGAAGCTGTCGAGTCGAATCGTCACCAAACCCTCAGGCATTGGTGATTGACCCTTCACTTCTTCTTTTGAGGCTGTTAAACGAGGCATTTCATTCTCCTTATTAGATTTTAACGCTTGTTGAGAGTTGTTTCTTCGTCTCCGGAGAGACTGAAGCTTGTAGTTGTAGACCGTTCTTCGAGCGTTGCTCGTGCTTCGCTATCATAGCTCGGATGTCGGGCTCTTCGATGGTGTCTAGCTGGAGCGCAGTTGCACAATCAAACTCGTAATTCGGTTGTGGATAGACGCGAGGCAAATAGACCATCTTGTTGTCTTTGCCCGCGACCTGTGTTAGCTTGACACGCCAAACTTCGTTGAAGTATTTGATGAGTCGTTGATACCTAACCGGGAAAACTCCGATACGTCCCGTGAAGCGTGGTTTCTCCGATGTGGAGTCTGCAGTTTCTTCGGAAGTTTCATGAAGTACAACAGTAGTATCTGTAGGCAAAGCAAGCAGGCGCAAAATAGAAGACTCCACAGGAGCCATCTCGGCGTTCCACGCATCCCAACCTCCGGGTAAGTAGACTTCGTAACCGGCGAACTTGACGGAACGTCGGATGTCCTTTTGTCCCGCGAGCGCGTAGTTCATAAACGCTTTGCCCATCGTTTGGACGGAGTCGACAACGTTCGTTCGTACAAGCGTTCCCTTTGGGACTTCGGGGTACTTGCCTTGAGGAAAGCGTTGCTTGAGCAATGGTATAAGGTCGTGTAGGTCGAGTGAGGACTCAAGCTGGCTCAAGATATCGAGGAAAAGCTGAGCCGCTTCTGGGTATTTGGGCCATTGAGGTTCGACGTAGCTTAGTACAACGACTCCCGAACGGCCCTGCAAAGCCTCGGCTCGGTTGTCAAAGTCGTGGACAAGGACATAGGGTCGACCTGTCGCCGCGAGGCGAGACTTACCGTTCTTCTCGTGTCCTACGATAGCGAGCTTGAGCTTGGACACGGGTGGTTCTTGTTCCATGATGCGTATTTCTAGGGGCACTTAATCCTCCTCTTGTTTTTCATTCGTTACTTGATACGGCTGCCACGGCTTGCCTTCCATAAAGTCCGCGAGCAATATAACCTCACGTGCCGAGGGCGACGAGCTATCGAGCTTCTTGAAATCGCAGGGGCGATTATAAAAGTTATCACACGCTGTCTCGGACCAAACCCACTCCCCTGTTCGGAGACAATGCGCTATTCGCTCACACTTGTTAACGACGCCCCGACGCCACTCTTCGATTTCTTCGCGATTAAAATTGGGGTAGGCTCGAACGAATCGAGGTCTCTTTTTACCGCTTCGAGGATTGTCCGAAGGACGTAAACGTGAGCAGATATTGACGACGCAACGATCAACTCGTACTTGGTATCCGAGCGACTTTGCGATTGCTTCGCATGAGTGAACGTATCCGGACATTTGAGTAGATGGCTTGTAGCGACTCGTTGTAAAGCCATCGATTCGTGATACAGTTTTGTGGTCGACTGGAGTAAGCCGACCGTTTTCGACAACAACGAGGTCAGGCTTTCCAATCCAGTAGACGACGACGCGTGGTGATTCCCCAAGTAACACCTCCTTTTTCAAACCGAAACCTTGTTCGACGGCGATTATCTTCCAGTTAGACACGTCGATGAGATACTGCGAGTTGTAGTACTCTTGGAGCATCAGTACCGCTCCGGCTATGTCGCCAAAATCCTCAAACTTCTTAGGCTCAGCCAAGATGGATTTGTCGAGCTCGTTTTTGACCCACGCTCGCAGAGCGATATCTTGGATGTCGTCAGCTATGAGTGGCCGCTTGTCGCGTAGCGCGTTGTAGAAGTCCTCCATGACGTCGCTCCACCATGAGCCTATGGCCATAGCAAAGGGTTTCATGGCGTAGACACCCTTTGGGCGAAGGTTCTTCACGTGCTTGAGATAAAAGTAACGCTCGCAATGAGAGAAGCTTTTGAGCAGCGAAGCGTCGACAAAGAAGATGAATCGTCCTTTGTCTATCTCGTAGAAGCTGAAGCTCATTTGCTCGCCTTCTTTAAACTCTCGTACGCTTCACGGAGTTTAATATGGAAACTTCCCAGTAATCCGTTCCAGACGCAAAACCTTTCCCAAGCAGATTCAAAAGACAGCTCCCGAATCGCATCGTAGGTTGCGTCCTCTCCGACGTCCAGACCCATGTTGTTGGCTATGTCGGTTAGCACTTGGTCATTGACTTCATCTACGTTAATCACGTTTTACCTCCAAGAGTCTTCTTCAACGTCATAGCTACTTCGTAGGTGATGTTAAACGCTTTCATCAAACTCGCTATGTCGGGTGGTATCGCCCGCCTCGACGCGCTTACGAGATGTTTCTTCGAGTTAAGTCGAACCGATCCCTGTGTCAGCTTCTCCCTACGCTTTATAGCCGCGACATATCGCGAGTGCTTACGGTAGTCAAGCTCGTATTCCCTTGCTGAGATGGAAATGCGACTATAGTCGGCGGTTTTGATTGCGTCTTGAAGGAGCTTCTGTAAGCCGGCGATTTGACCTTCGAGCTCTTCGTCAGACATGTCCTTAATCATACGCAACGAGTTTGGCCAACCCTCACCGATGAGGCGTATACGCCGACCTTGATGCTTGGTGCCGTCCTCGTCGGTTAGAGCTTCGCGCTGTGTCGGCAACGAGCCGTGAACGAGGCAGTAATGCTTGTCACAGAAGTCCTGACCGCACTTCGAGCATATCGACGTTGAAGCGTCGCCACAGATTGTGCAGACACTACCGTTAACTAAGTTAACAGTTGCGTCGGCTATAGCCTGCTCCTCTGCCACGGCGTCAAGGTCTTCGGCAGAGGGGTCGCCTTTGTTTTCGTCTTCGAACATGCTACTCCTTAGGATTTAACTTTAATTCGACCGCTAAGAACTCCCTCAACAAGCTGTCGAAGAATCTTCGACGTGTCTCCATAGTGAGGGAACATCTTTTTGAGCTTTTCGTGTAAATCGCGGCGAAGCGGGAAGCTAACAATGGTGAAGAGCTTCGGGTTCAGTGGCATGGGCAATCGTACCACAAGCGGTTAGTAACTGTCAAGCACAAACATCTTGTTTGTTTTCAAGTACTTGCAAGGAAAATAGGGTACTAGTACGTAGCGACTGTGCTAGTCACCATTTATCGTCAGCGAGCACGAGAAAGTGCCAGAAACTTTTGTAGTCTTCCTTCCATTGCGTAGGAAAGAGTATCCCGACTGCAACGAAAACCAAAACGTAGAGGGCAAGTCTAATCGGAAGCGTCAAGTAGAGTACAAGTTTCATTTGAACTCAAATTCTCCTTGTTGCATATTCGAGCGCCGCTTTGATGTCCTTAAGGTCCGCAAGTGGTGCGTGAATACGCTGAATGCCGGGTTTATTCGGGTTGATACAGAGCATGTCTCCACGGCTGAGCAAATGCTCTGCTCCAGAGGTGCCGAGTACGGTACGACTATCAGCTTCGCTTGGCAACCTGAAGGTAATCCTCGCGGGAAAGTTCGCCTTAATGTCACCCTCAACAAGTTTGACGCTTGGGCGTTGAGTCGACGCGATGATGTGTATGCCGGTAGCCCGAGCCTTTGCAGCGAGGCTCGCAAGCTTAGACGAGGCGACTTTACCGACAGTATCACGAGAACCTTCTTCGTACTGAGCGCGGTTGACAAGAATATCAAACAACTCGTCGATAAGCAGACAAATGTACGGCTTTTTAGCATAGGCTGTTGCTGAGTTATACTCAAGGATGTTACGGTGACCTCCTTTGCTGAAGAGTTTCAAACGCGCTTCCATCTCTACGATAAGGTCGTCGAACAGAAGCAAAGACTCGTTTATCGAGGTCGCTCTGCGACGGAAAAGGTGCTTCGAGTCGTCGAAATGAACCCACTCGACGCCTTTGATGTCGCTTAGAGCAAGCTGTAAGTCGGTCGACGGCATGTTGAGTATAAGCGAAGCTATTATGCTATTGAGTAAGGTCGACTTGCCAGAGCCTGTCGAGCCCGCTATTAGTAGGTGAGGCATTAGCGTAAGCTCTTCGTGTACGACGCGTCCGAGGAAGTCGATGCCGAGGAAGAGCGGTATATGCCATCCCGCCGTTGGCAGAGTACAAAGGTCGCGCCAGTGAACCCATTTACGCTCTTTGTTCGGCACGAAGATGCCTACGGCGCTTTCGCCTGGCATCCTCTTCACGAACACGTCCTCAACACCGAGCGTAATGGCAAAGTCCTCGGCTAGTCCTTCGAGTTGTGACACTCGGGACGAGCCTATCGGTAGGAAGCGATATACGCTTACAATCGGTCCTACGGATATAGGCTCAACGAACCGAGCCGCGATACCGAGCGTCGTGAGCTTGTGTTGAAGTACCATGACGACGGAGCGTTGGTATTCGTCTTCGGTGGAGGTAATTGGAACGACGTTGCCCATTAGCCTTCCCTCGAATCTAAATTGACATCCATGATGAGTCGAATGCATGTAGCGGCTAGCTGAATCGCTTCTTTGTCAATCGCGGCACGGTCTTTGTTGTCAACGAAGATTTCGTGCTCAAGTTCGAGATACTCTTCTCGAATGACCGCGATTGCGTGGTGAAGCGTCGGACAGTCGGGATGTTTTCGCTTCGCTCGTCCGATTTCTTGGACGATTTCTTCGAGCAAGTTTTCGAGAAGTGGTGTTCTCACTTGTTTATCTCCTTCGCGCCAAGCTCCTTTGCCGACACTTTGCCTTGAGTAAGCATCGCTCGATAGCCTGGGGTTAGATAAGCGAACGCTATTGCGAACGCACCGACGTCGGTGAACTTCAAGTAGATGCCTCCGGTTTCCTTCGCGATTCTGCGAAGCAACTCTTCACCGCCTTGGCTGTCGCCAATGTGGACACAGTCGATGGGAATGCCCATCATTTTGTATTTCTACAAAATGCCGACAGGCACTCCGGCGACAGCTATAGACTCCTCGTCGAGGGCTTCGCCTATGAAGGCGGCTTCGTCGTCGAGCTCTTGCTCGCGCCAATCCGTTGCCTCGCCGTCACTTACGATGATTCCGCGTGTCATTGGAATCTTCTCTAGCGAGGCTACGACGCATGAGTGCATAGGAGTATTGCCCGAAGCTTGAACGCCGAACATAGCTGTCGTTATTGCACTTTGCATTGTCGTTAGTTGTAGCTCAACGTTGGGCGGAAACGTCTCGATAGCTACGCTCGTGTTGGTGAAGTCACAACGCGAAGCGAAGTTCTCGACTGCGTCTTTGAGCAAGTCTATACGCTGCTTCATACCCGCTTTGTCTTCCAAAGCTGACATGGACGACGACTTGTCAAGCATAAGGCAAAGGCGATTGGGCATTGTCGTAGCGTCTTCGACGTTGCTCTTTGCTTGATTAACTCGTTGCTGAAAAGGCGAAGCTGAGCTTCGAAGCTTACCTTTGTTCAGCATCAAACCACCTGTCGGTGGTGGGTCGGGTTTCTTTACTATATCTGACATAGCTTTTATCTCCTTTACTTCTCGACGTTGAAGTCGAAGTCCTTTGGAGGCTCTGGTCTTTGAGCCTCAAGCTTTTGATGCCACTCTTCATGCCGCCGTGTATCTTCTATAACTGCTCCACAAGTCATGCAGCGATACGCAGAGCGATAAAGACCTTCGAAGAGTCCACTGTCGATGAATCTGTCATTGAAGTTCATTTTTTATAATACTCTCGCTCAATTCGACTCCAAAGCTCATTAAGCTTCGCCATCTTGACTGCGTCGCCTGTCGGCTTGTCTGGGTGAAGCTCCAGCGAAGCACGTCGATATGACTGCTTTGCAGCGTCGTAGCTTAATAGCGCAAAGAACGAAACAATAGCATCCTCGGTTGTGCCTACACCGACACTAAGATTGGGTCGTTGGTAGGCCTGTTGTTGTGTCTGGGCTTGCTGTGCGACTTGTTTCGATGTAAACGACACCGAATGGATGCCGAAGGCAGTTGTAGCGATGCTACGTATGAACTCGCCGTATTGCTCTTTTACGTACCAGAACCTCGTTGTGGGGTCGTAATTGCGTTCGCCAGATGGAATCAACGTCTTTAGAGCGTTGACGAGTTTCTCATTGTAGGAGCTACTAATAACGTAGGCTCCAGCTTGTTCATCCCACCAAATTTTTGCCTTTATCGGCACGTTGTATCTCCTGAGTGAAACATTCTTTTGTGAAGCATTACCAAAACGACTTCCAAATGATTCGGATTCACGCAGGATTTGTTTTCACATTTGTGATGTATTTCGTATCCAGCGGGAACTGTTCCGAAGTTCTTCTCGAATACGAGTTTGTAAACGTCTATTGTCTCTCCGTTTACTTTCGCGTGAGGTCGTCCATACTTATTGTGTGCTCCAGCAAACGACCAACATGAATCGACGTCTCCCACGATGATGCGAGACTCCCATTTATATTGACCGTTTTTCGAACCTTTGCGACTCATAATGCCTCCTCTGAAAGAAGAAAAGCCCGAGCTAAGTCGGTAAACTCGGGCTTTGCGACCGCGTTGTTATGAGCAACGCTGTGGAGTAACGACGAGGCTATGACTCGCCGCCGACTTAAAAGTGAGGGACGGTCGTTTTTGGTGCTAGCTAACACCTACGCCGTCCCCGCTTCGCACCAGTCTTTGTAGCCGAGGCTGTCCCCACTATTCGCGTCCTAGACTACAAAACTTGACATGGTGCAAAGGTCGTGGTTAGGCCGTCGCAGCTTGCTGCTGAATCAACTGCAACGCAGCACGAAGCTGGTCGGCCGTAATGACGATACCGCCTTTGGCAAGGTCCTTGATTGCACGTTCCTCGGGAGACATCTTCGCGCGTTCGACCTTCTCTGCGACCGCGTAGCTAATGTCCCAAACGCCGTCTTTGGGTGCAAAGGTTTCGCCTTGAAGGATGTCGTTCGCTGCGTTGTCCTGTCGAAGCGACGCTGCGTAGTTGAAGACACCGAGGAAAGTGTCGATGTTTTCGTACTCACCAACGCCGGTTCCGCCAGCGAGCGTTACTGCCTCGTCGACAGTCTCAGCATACTTGTACCCGAAGGTTTGCTGAGCAACGAGCGTCGGTAGTGGCTCCTTAGCCTCGGTCGCGTCCTTGAGCATCTTATTGAAGGCGTTCTCTGAGGTAATGTAGGTCTTGACTGCACCCTTGTCATCGAGCTCGGAGTAGCATACCTTCGTCTTTGTTCCGTCTTTCATTTTTGAGTCTCCTTAGTTGAGTTTATTTGGGGTTTGCTTCGTGTCGCTATTGTTAACAAAAGTAACAGTAACGACATGGAGCATTGCAATGCCTTAAGCATAGCAAACTTGTTTGTGGATGTCAAGTACTATTTTTGATAGTACTTACGTTGGGTGTCCTTCATCAGAAACCAATTAATGAAGCGACGCGTTGTCTGACGAAACATTTGGCTCAGAAAATAGCAGGACGCTATTGACGAGCATATCAGGACAAACCACATCAATAGCACGAAGACAGTTTCACTCATCTTTCCTCCTCAACCAATCGCAATAATCGTCATGACTTACTGACAAGGTCGTGGGTCCGCTAGTAGTGTCTCGCGGATTCAAATACCACGCCTGAAGCTTATTTGACAAAGCATAGCTTTCAGCTATGGATGCATCAGCCTCGACCTCGTTGCTTCCGACGAAAGTCTCGAACCCATTGAAGCTTACGATGTAGCCATACGTCGTAGAGATAAGCGTGCTTGTACTCAAGCTATCGCTGACATGGGTTGCCCTCTTGGTTTGGGCTTTGTCGGACGACAGAATGTCGGCTATTCGCTTTAGTACGTCTGGAGTAAGCTCGGTCATGTGACACTCTTTAGTACATCTAAGACACGAAAAGACGTAATGTCTTTTTGTTCTATTTTATATGGTCCCTGTATTGTGAATCGATGTGAGCATTCAATACAGATATACTCAGGACCACAATAGTAGTCTCCCAGACTTTGTTCGAGCCAAACCTTTTTGACTCCACACATTGGACAGAAAAGATCGCAAGGTTCCCACTTCTCGGTTCGACGATGTCCTGCTGGATAGTTGATGCTGATTATCATTCAAACAACTCC